CTAAAACTTTTAGGTGTTGCATTCGCTAAAACTATTGTAGTAGAAACTAGCAAGGTACTAAGAGACATAGGTATTACTAACATAGACCTCAAGCAAGCAAAAGAAAACGAAAAAATGAAGGCTTGGGTAGATCGCAAGGTGGTACCGATACTAAGTAAATCTGGTTAGCACCACCCAGTAGTATTTATTAAGTAGGTACCAGTAGTTAAATAAAAATTGCTGGTACCTCTTACTAAATAAAATAAAAATAAATAAAAAAATAAATTAACATCAAAATTTTGGGACGTTTATGTGCTCACTATATTTTTGCCCTACTTTTTTTAAAACCCTGCATCATACATCTGGTAAAAATATTCAGATTTTGGGGTATTTGAATTTTTGAAATTTTTTCAGAATAGTGCTATAATTGGTCCATGACCGAAGAAAAGTTAACCCTGTGCTGCGATGCATGTACATGCACCAACTCACACAGATCAGCACCACCAACAGACCAAGAATAGTCAAGGCTTAGGGGTATCCTGGCATGTACATACACATAGAATCACTTGAAAGAAGTGGCAGTACCTTCTTTGCCTATGCAATTTCTTTGGCAACTGGGATAGACGTTAAATCAAGTCCAGATCACAAACTATACCCACTACAAACATATGACGGTATAGATCCTTTTATAATCACATTAAGAGATGCTCTTCCATCCATAGTGTCTGCAAAAATATATAGAGATTATTTTTACAACAACAAACTCTCTAACTCCTATGACATAGAAAACACACTCTTAGAAAACATAATCGCCAGGTATAAAGAGTACACCCAATACCTAATAGACAACCCTAAATTCTTTATAGCACCATTTCAAGAATTTACAAAGGATCATAATAAGGTAATAGATCTGATAGCCTACACATATCCAAGCATAAAGAATGTAAGGCCAGTAACCTATGAAGAGATTTCTGAGAGAGCAGCCCATGTAATTAAAACAGTATATCAGCCTGAAATTGGAAACCTTCCAAGAGAAAAGCATGATAAAAAGGACGAGATAGAAAAACTTATTTTAAAAGATTATTCAGATGATATAGATTATATTCAGTCTAACATAAACAAACTATATAATAAATATTATGCTCTAGAGTTAGAGTATAACAAAAATACGACAGGAGATAAAAAATAAATGGGAATACTAGACAATTTTGAAAACGCCTGGGACATAGATTTCCAGGAAGAACCAAAGGCTCCTGAATTCGAATCTAAGCCTATGCCAATAACAGATAACATGGGAAGAGAATTATTTTGGGAAGATGCAGGACGCACAGAAGAGACATCACTGTCTGTAAAATTATTTTCAGATACTGTTTGTTCTAACTGTTCTTGTAAAGACTAAAGCATGCAAGAACTTGCTCCAGGCATAGTGCTACATAGTGATGTAATTAAAAATTATTCTGAAGTAAGGGATAGAATACAATCAACTGAGCCTGTCTGGGAAGCAGCAAAGACAATGTCTGGTGAGGAAAAAGAATATAGAGATACTGATCTATCTGTCGTTAAATATAAAATTTCAGAAAACACCAATGATTTTGCTAAAGACATGTCTAGAACCTTTTCCGATTCTTTTGAAAAAATAGAAAAAGAGTACATGGCTTCCTATAAAACTCACTGTCCAGATCACACAAACTATGCAATATTAAGATACGGCAAAGGTCAATTTTTTACAGATCACATTGATGATTTTCACGGTATAGACAGACGCATATCTTCAGTGTATTATCTAAATGATAACTTTACTGGAGGGGTAATATCGTTTCCAAGATTTAATATATCTTATCAGCCAGTTGCAAACGAGTTACTCTTATTTCCATCTGCATACGTATACAATCACTCGATAAGCCCAGTAGAAGAAGGAACCCGATACTCTGTTGTTTCTTGGATGAAATAACTTAGTGGTAAAATAATAATATGAAAATATACATTGACGGTTTAGAAAGATCTGGTAACACATTTTTGGCGGGATCAATAGGTTACACACTTGGTATAGAAGCAGTACCACTATGGTCACACAAGGTTGAAACATTAGAAAACAGAGATAGAGAATATCCCTTTATAGTTCCCCTAAGAGATGTTCTGCCATCTATAACATCTGCAAAGTTGTACAGAGACTATGTTGCTGCTAACAACATTCAGACTAACAAAAGAACTGGTGAACCAGAAGAACTTATTGAAAGGTATTCTTCTTATATAAAATATCTTAAAAGCGACACAGATTTATTCATTGCTCCATTTTCAGAATTTACGAAAGATCATAATACTGTAGTTAATGTTATTGCTAAAGAAAATAACTTGCCAATAAATCAAATATATACATCAGAAGAAATTATTAAGAAAATAGGAGAAAACCCAAAGTTGGATAATCCATACACTGGAAACTTCCCAAGAGAACATGCAAAAGAATACAAGGATGTAGAAAACTTGTTTCTTTCAAAATATAAATCAGATATAGACTATATGCAAAAAAATATAAATAGACTATATCAAAGGTATTACGAAAAGTTATAAAATAAACTTGGTTTGGTGATCGACCATATATTCTTGATCGATCAACCAATCCTTGTTTGTAACTTACTACTCTTCGATGCGGTCTAATTCCCACATGCGAAGGTCTGTCATACCTGATCTAATTTCTCTAGACTGCTCTGGGCTTTCAGCAATAACAGTTAGTTCTGCGTTAAACGCTGCTCGCTCTTCTTCTGTATTGAAGAATGCTCTTCCTGCATTTTGAAGATATAGATCTTCCATAGGCTGCATAGCAACCTTATATATGTACTTAGGCAATTACTCCAGCCTCCTTTAGTTTCTTGTATAGATTTGCTGTAATAAAAGTAAGTGCTGGCTGACTCTGATCGATCTGCTTCTTAGTCTCTTCTTCGTTTAGGCCATTGTTCTTACACATTTCTCTATTATCCGAATTGATGCTATCTAGCATGAAGTCGATAATTTCTTCTTTGTTCATTTTTTTACCATCTCTCTATTGGACATTTTGCTTCTTGTAATGTGGTCTTTAGTTTCATAAAGCATCCACACTTCCTACACTTTTGAAGTGATTTTTTAAACCACTCACACTCATTACATATTTTTAGGCGGGATTCAATGAGTTCACGATTTGATCTTGGTTGATTAGGATCAAATAAGTCAGTAAACTTAACATCATCACTCATTTCCATTCCACCTCTTGATCATATGTAACCGAATACTCGCCTCCGAATATCTCAGCATAAGATATGATATCTCTATTATACCTTATAACGGTATTGACACCAACTTTATCGCACATGTACTTCATACCATGGACTAGTGGCTCAAAAGCCATCTCCTGGCCTGCTAGGGCATTGTTTAGGGTATCTAGGTATCTTTCCTTGCCGTATCTTTTAGATACAAATGCTTGGTCTACATATTCAAATCTTGCATCTCTATCATTATCCCTTGCAATGTCCGAATTGTCCGTAATATACTTTACTGCAGGATGATCCATCCGTTTAGACCAGTTTCGCATGTTATCGCTGTACTTCTCCATATTCTTTAGAGTTGAATCAGCGAAAGCCATGCGTATAAGGTCTATATCGGAGGTTTGAACCTCTGTTGCGAAACTTATCAAAAAAGCGGTTGCGTATGGGAACTTGTCAGTATATGTCGTCACGCCGAAATGAACATTAGGGTTAAACGACTCGACTGACATATTATCATCAAGCAAGCGCATATGATTTCCGAGAGATACATACTCTTGTCGATTCATATCGCAGTCAACGAACAAGCATTCTTCTGGATTGATCCCGTCGGCGAGACATAAAATATTTTTGTCATATGAACCCACTATTTTCGAACCGTTAAAACGCTCTAATAATTTTGCGGTCATAAAACCATCCATGTCGGGGGATATAATTAAGTTTTTAGAATACTCCAACGTTTCAAGTATGTCTGTTTTCATTTTTGTAAAATACCCCTTATAATAATCTAGTTATGACAATCCAAGACTGGGCTTCGTTAATCGTCGCAATACTTACAATTGTATCATCAATCGGTCTATCTATCAAGTGGATGGTAAAACATTATTTAAGCGAACTTAAGCCAAATTCTGGATCATCATTAAAAGACCAGGTTTCAAGATTAGAGAATGCATTAGACGAACAAAGAATAGATTCTGAAAGATCAAGAGATAGACAAGAAAAGAAACTCGACGAAATGTATAGAATTTTAATTGAGCATATTGCCAAAGTCGATAAGAATTAATTCTCCTATATACTATATATAAGATATCTTGTAAATACAAAACTTAAAGATAGTTCTTCTTTCTTATATATTTTAAGTATACACTATCCGACATCCTGACTATTAAGACTTATTATGACAAAACGGACATTACCTATTATAACAATTTTATAACTTTAAATATCACTGTCCGAATTGTACTGATATGATATACTTTAATCTGACTAGTACTCTGGTTTGTCTCTCATACCCACCAGCCTGAGTACTAGTCTTTTTTTATGGTATAATCTAGATACTATGAATCTTTGTTCACCTGAAATATTTGGAGCAGATCCAGCCAGAATTAAATGGCAAATCGTTAGAGGAGATACCTCTCCGCTTCGTGTTGAATTTTTAGAAGATGACGAAGTAACATATTTTGATACCTCTGATTGGACATTTGAGGCTACTACTTATGATCCTCAGTCTGATGTTCTTGATGCCCTGGAAGTTACGGCAGGAGAAGGATATGTTGACATTATGGCCCCAGCATCAATTACTGGGTTATGGGGTACTGGTTTTAAATCAGTTGTGACAGAACTAACTTTTGATTTACAAGTAACAATAGATAATACAATTTGGACACCAGTAATAGGAACAATATCTGTTTTTGGTGATGTAACAGGGGGTAGTTTATAATGGCAGTTATCAAGATTGTTCCAATGCCTGGTGTGGCAGTAGCGGGACCTGCAGGACCACAAGGTCCTAGAGGATATCAAGGCGATACAGGTTTGACAGGACCACAAGGTCCACAGGGTGAAGCAGGAGAGCCAGGTCTTAATGGACTTGAAGGAGAAACTGGTCCCCAAGGTCCAGCAGGAGCAGACGGAAGTCCTGGCCTTGTTTACTTAGGAGATTATGTTTCAGGTAATGGATACATTGCAAATATTGCAGTTGTAAAAGGTGCCGATGAGAACTTATACATTGCAAAAGCAAGTGGTGGACTACTAAGTCCTGTTGCTAACCCTGGACAATGGGATCTATTTTTACCTAAAGGTCAGAACGGTGCAGATGGAGCAACTCCATTTACTCTGGTAGGTGCATACGATAATGGTGCTGCTTATAATTTAGGAATTGCAGTTTATTATAATGGTGGTACATATGTAAGAACTGGTAATCCACTTAATCCTGGATACCCTCCAACAGTAGGTGCTATTAATGAATCATGGACACCTATTGCAGAAAAGGGTGAACAGGGAGAACCAGCAGATTTAGAATCAACTTTTGCAGAAGTCTCATACACAGTTAGTGGTGGAGCACTTGGCACACAACCAACATTTGATGGTGCTCCATTATTTGCTGGTAGTTACACCAAAACTGGAAACCTTGTTCACTTCAGAGTTAATGTACTTATGACAAACATTACTAACTTTGGTACTGGACAATATTATGTTTCAATACCTTTTACTTCTGAGTATGATGTTTATGTTCGTAATGGACAACTAAAGCATTCATCAGGAGATATGTATTCAGTGTCAGGGCATGCAACTGCTGGAAGCAATGAGTTAAGACTTTACACAACGGCATCAAATGGTAAGGAAGTTGCATTTACAAGTTCTGTTCCAGTAGGACTAAACACAACTTGTGATTTCCATATATTTGGATCATATTTCTCAACTCCAAACGCATAATAACATGAGATAATAACTCCATGGCCGTTTCTAAATCTATGGATTTCCCAGGTGCAAAAAAATCTTCTTATGCTGCACAAGTAGAACAAAGTCAAGCATCTCCATATCAAGAAAATACTCTTTCCTTCCTTCCTGTCCCTGGACCAGTAGGGCCACAGGGACCCGCAGGTAGAGACGGTAAAGATGGAAAAGAAGGACCTCAAGGACCAGAAGGAAAGCCAGGTCCAAAAGGACAAACAGGAACATCTGGCAAAGATGGACTAAGTTCTTTATCTTCTTCAGGTCAGCAGGCAGGGTGGGCATCATACCATAACAAACTAGAAAAACCTTTCAAACTTGGTATTTCTGAAGGAGAAGATGGTTGGGTAACAACTTTTGTTTTATCTGAAGAACTGTCAAACGAGAAATATCTTCCAAAAGGCTGCACACCTCTTTGGAATGACCATGCCAGAGCATTTAGTTTTAGGGGATTAAAAGAAGGCGCTCAAGTATTTATAACATACAGTTTTGAACTAACAACATATAGTAGCAATACAGAAGCATGGATCAGAACCTATTCCCAAAACAGTGATTTAGATATCTCTCAGTTTATAGGATCAATGAAATACCAGCACACATATCCAATAACTGTAACACAACAGGTATTTGTTGAAAACCAGAAAATCTGGGGTAACGGAGCAGTCCCTCAAATTAGAACTGACTATGATGCATCAGTAATTCTCAAATCTATATATGTCAGCGTGGTATAATAAAACTATGGCATTTCCAGGAGAACTCAATATAAATTACTACAAGGGTGATACCCATGAATTTAAGGTATACCCTCAAAAAACTGATGGGTCTATTTTTTATCTAGACGACTACAGCAATGCCACTTTTACTATTGCAGAAATTAGAGGAGAAGCAGGTCTTTCTGGTCAGATCAATGGAAGTGCAAGGATCTCACTGGATGGAACAAACATAACTTGCGCTATTACTCCCGAAAACGGAAAATTAATGGACCCAGAAAAAACATACGTATATGATGTTCAGGTTTATAAGCAGGGTTCAAATACTTATGACTATGTATTTACTATCTTGACTGGATCTATATCAGTAACAGATGATGTTACTCAAAATATTGGAAATCCTAATAGAGCAATTCCTACATATAGAGTTATTTATCATAATACAGACGCAACAAGTGGAGTTGTTCCAGTAGACACAAACGAATATCGTCCAAATCAAAATGTTATTGTTGCAAACAATGGAACACTTGCAAGAATAGGATTTACATTTGATGGATGGACAAAGTTTGCAGATAATACGGGTACTGTTTATACTTCAGGGTCTTCCATACCTATTTCAACATCAGACATAAAACTTTATCCCAAGTGGCTCCCACCAACAGTTACCTATGACAATCAAAGCGCAACAACAAGCCAAGTTGGAGGATCAACATCCTATATTCCACAATCAGCAATTTTATCAATTCCAACAACAGCACCAATTAGAACAGGTTATGTATTTGGTGGATGGTTTACTGGACCAGCAGGTTCTGGAGTACAGGTTACAAATAATTCTTATACCCCTTCATCTCCATATGATCCAGTTACACTTTATGCTAAGTGGACGGTAGAATGACAGAAGTATTTGTATCAACTGACGATGTAAAAGTTATTGGTGGTACAGCCAATGTAAATGTTGAAGTTGATTTTGGTCCACAAGGAGATAGAGGAAATTTATTTTTAGTGGGCTATGGAGATCCAAACGGGATAACGCATTCTGCAGATGTACAAGTTTTAGATTTATACATAAATATAGAAACAACCGATGAAAAATATTTGATGATTTATCAACTACAAAATGTCAACGATACAGAGCAATGGGAAGAAGTTTCTAAGTTAACTACAGATAAATATAGTACGATAAGAGATGTTGCATTTTTAAACGGAGTATCAGAAGATAGTGAAGATTTTAAAGTTTCAAACATAATCCCAGCAAGCCTTTTTAGTACCGTTTCTGAATCAACATTTAATATTCAGTGCACATTTTCAAATCCCACAAAGCCAATTGCCCACTCTATAGTTGTTAAGCCAATAACCACAGAGCCAGTAAGTGGTGATATTGTGTTACCAGTAAGCATAAATGCTGCTGAATTCTCAGGAAGTAGTTGGTCTGGACTAAATGGAACCCATAAAGTGCATTTCCTAATTACGGTGGTATAATCTAAGATGGTGATATGTAATGGCTGCTGAATATATTGATGGTCCTCTAGATGGCAATGGGCAATACCCAACCCTTATTCCTGGCTATGAAGATGCAGCCGATATACAAGAGGCTTTAAGACTTTACCATTATGGATCAACAACCATTCCTACAGATAATACCCTTGGAACAGCAAATGGTATAAATACAAAGTCCATAGCAGGACACCTACAGACCTTGTCAAACAGAATTTCAACAGAAGTAACTGATAGGACTAACGCTGACACAAACATTCAAAATCAAATTAACAAAATGTCATCAGTAATTACAAAAGGTACAGATTTTACTTTACAGATTGAGGATATATCAAAAACAATTTTACTATCAACATCAGGAAGCATAAGCCTAACAGTTCCCGTAAATTCATCTGTAGCAATTCCAGTAGGATCTAGATATATTTTAATTGAAATGGGCTCAGGAATAACAACTTTTACACCTGCAGCAGGAGTAACAATTAATAGCAAAAATTCACAATTATTTATTGATGAACAGTATGGCCAAGTAACTTTGTTAAAGGTTGCAGAAAATTCTTGGGTTGCCTATGGAGACATATATGAGGGAGGACCAGCACCTACACCTGTTGCTCCTACACCAGTTGCCCCTACACCAGTTGCACCTACACCAACAGAACCTACACCTACAGCACCTACACCTACTGCTCCAACACCTACAGCACCTACACCTACTGCTCCTACCCCAACTGCTCCTACCCCAACTGCTCCTACACCAACAGCGCCAACACCTGTTGTAGTTACTTGTGGAGACTGTGAGTCTTATACAACAACTTCTCCAACTTGTCAGGGTGAAGATAGTTATGTAGGAATTTATACTGGAACTAGAAGAACATGTAGCGATGGATCTTATCAAATTTGTACAGAGCCAACCTTTACTTCATTTGGTGATTGTATTGCAGTTGATGTTAGTGCTTGCGGAGGTTCTAGTGGAGCGGGAACATCCTGTACACCAGCACCAACACCAACCGCACCTACCCCTGTAGCATTGACATATTGCCCTTCACTTGGTTACAATGTTCCAACAAGTGGTTACCCAGAAAACTGTCCTGGAGCATCTCCTACACCAACAGCACCTACACCAACGGCTCCGACCCCAACTGCACCTACACCAACAGCGCCAACACCAACTGAGGGTGGACCATATTGTAGAAACGAAGTAAGAACAGTTTCTCAATCACAGTGTGTATCATATGAAGGAAACTTTACAGTTTGCTACTCTGACCCAGCGTATGTAAATCAAACATCTGTAACCTTTGAAAGTTGTGTTGGCAGCACTCCTACACCAACTGCTCCTACACCAACTGCGCCTACACCAACTGCGCCTACACCTACACCAGAAACTACATACTGTCCTTCACTTGGATATAATGTTCCAACAAGCGGTTATCCAGGCAACTGCCCTGGAGCAACTCCTACACCAACTGCTCCTACACCAACTGCTCCTACACCAACTGCTCCTACACCTACAGCACCTACACCAACTGCTCCTACACCAACTGCTCCTACACCAACTGCTCCTACACCTTCGTGTGCTGATTTTGGTGAACAAGGAACTTATCCTGATTGCTATCCAATAGGAACACCTACACCAACAGCACCTACTCCAACGGCGCCAACACCAACAGAGCCAACACCTGTTGCTCCAACACCAACTGCTCCAACACCTGTTTCACCAGACTTCTCTCCATTCTTCCCATCCTTTACAGTACCAGGAGCGCAATAAAGGGGGAGTTGGTGTATAATTAAAGTATGACAAGCAGAATAGAAAAAATAAAAGAAATAATTGAAAACAACAAAGCCTCTGAAGTCAGTCCTATGGACTTGTTTCGATCCGACACTGTTTGGGCTGATGAGTCTAAGGCCTCTGAAAGATATAATATTTGCAAATCTTGTCCAGAATTAATAAAATTAACAAAACAATGTAAAAAATGTGGTTGCCTTATGAATAAAAAAACAAAGTTGGAATTAGCAACTTGTCCTCTAGGTAAGTGGTAATATGAAGGCTCCATATTTATTAAAAAATGTTTTGCCACCAGCAGAACATAAAGAGTTACAAAACCTAACAATGAATCTTTGGTCAACAGATAAAACTACTTTTGATGAAGGATTTGGAAGACATCAATGGGCAGTTTGGGATGATACTCATAAAGAAAACATAGAACCACTCAGAAGGTTTCATAAAATGTTATTACCACTAGCAAGAGAAGAGTTTGAGTCAGAAACACTTTTACCATCTTGGTGTCTTATAAGCATTTACGAAGGGGATAAAGCAAGACTGTGGAAGCATAAAGACGACAATGCTTGTACATATCACATGAACTATACTATTTTCCATAAAACCCCTTGGGATTTTTATGTCGAAGGAGAAAAGTTTCAGCCAGAAGAAAATGACATGGTTATTTCTTATGGAAACGATCAAGAACACTGGAGAGAAGAATTTCCAAACCCAGAAACAAACCTTGTTGCAAATGCTTTTTTCTTTTACGTAGAGCCAGACCATTGGTTTTTTACAGAAGGACCAAATTATCTTTACACAAATATACGTGCAAAGAAAGATGCAGAAACTAGTGTAATGTAGTTATGAATAATGGACTGGTCTATTCTATAGTAATTGATGAAAAATATGATATTGAGCAACACAATTTGTACAGACAACTGTCTCACTCATTGAATACTTTGAGAAAAGTAAATAAAGATATAGGCGTAAAAGTTTATTATTCTTATAAAAAAGGATTGCCAGAAAACCACGATATCTATTTTCCAGAAGACCCAAATACAGAGTTCATACCTTTTGAAAATAGCGTAAGCCCGTCTTGGCATCCATCATTTTGGAGCGTAGATATAGTTGAGCATAGATGGGTTAATGCTTTTAAAGGATTGGAAGATTTTAATTTCGACAACATACTTACTATGGATACAGATACTGAGTTTTTTAGAGATCCAGAAGAACTTTTTAAAAAATATGGGAACACAGAATTTCTTTGGAGCAGAGAAGACAACTGTGATGATTTAACAAAAATATTAAGAATATATCCTGCTATAAATGATGGGGTAAGCCTTATTAGCAAAAATATTTTAAAACATAGATACCCCTGTTTGTTAGCAATGAAACAATATATTAACTATACTTTAGAAAAATATAAAACACTTCTTTCTGAAAAAGATTACCGTCAGTTGCCATGGGTAATAATTCCGTATTCAGTATATGACTACTTTCATCAAAGAGACATCAATAGATATTTTGATAAAGATGATGTATTAATGCATATTGAAGATAGAAAAGACACACATGTTGTTCGTCATTATTTTTCTTCAAATGCTTCAAAGTTTCTTCCAAAATGGTTAGGTGGTACACAGTAAATGGCAACTATAGGCATACTTCCAGCAAGTGGAAGAGCCTCAAGAATTGGTGGTATTCCAAAATTTTGTTTGCCAATTTCAGATGAAAGATCATTGCTACAATGGCATGTAGAACAAATGCTTGAGGTTTGCGATGAGATTAGAGTATCTACAAAAGCCGAATGGGTTCCAATTATTAAAAACATGGATATGAATATTAAACTTATTGTTAAAGAACCATCTACAATGTCGGACGCAATTAATTTTATGGTGGGAGAATATAATGATACTGTTATTGTTGGAATGCCAGACACATATGTTTTAGATGCTCCAGGAAACATATATAAGGAAATGCTTAAAGAAACAAATGCTGACTTGGTTTTAGGGGTTTGGGAGTGCAGCGATGAACTAAAAGGTCGTGTAGGACAGGTACTGTTATCTGAAGATAAAGTTATTGCTTCTGAAGACAAATCAGATAACTGTGATTATCTGGATATGTGGGGCATTATGATGTTTAGAAAGAATATGATTAGATATTTAGACTCAAGTTTAGAACACCCTGGAAAACAAATAAAAGACTGGATATCAGAGGGCAAAAATATAAGGGCAGTAAGACCAGGTGGTAAGTATATGGATATTGGAACTTTAAAGGGTCTTAAGAATTTATATAAAGAAATGGATTTAAAATAAAAATACCCCCAAGGATTTCTCCAAGGGGGTAATTTATTTATAAACTACTTAGGAAATTTGCTCATCCAAAATTTGGTTCTTGGAGTGATGCCCTTCCATGAGGACCAATCTTCTCCACCATTTGTCATATAGTATGCAATCTCTGCATTCTTGACGGGATTGAATAGTTCAGCGTTAGAGTCAAGATCAAACTTGGTTCTACGATCAGGACCAAGAGCGTCAATCATGTTTATTTGGAACATTCCATAAGATGAGTCACCAGTCTTGTGGTTGCCATTAAAAGCCAATGGACGGCCATTAGACTCCTTTTTAGCCACCGCCCAAGCAACAACAAGGTCTTTACCCTTGAAGCCTACTAGGGAAAGAAGTTCCTTTAGTTCTAAATCAGTCAGAGAAACCTTGTTCTCAAAACTCTCTAGTTTTTTTGCCTTAGAAACCAAAAAAACCTCTTTCGAGGTGGTTTCCGATGTCTGAGCCTGTTCCAGGCTAAGATTGTTCTTTGTATCAAGATCTGAAATAGCATTAGCAGAGTTAGACATAACCGTTACTAATGCTACGATACTGAGTGTGCTAATGATCTCTTTGTTTCTTTCGATAAATTTAATCATAGTTTCCTCCTTAGAAAACAATAACACCCTGGTA